ATTATGATTTTTATGCCGTTCCCTTGCGTTTGCTTAACCGTAATCTGCCTACTGCGTTTGCGCAAATGACTGATTATGCTGTTTCGGCTATCAATAAAACTCAGAATTCCTATCTAATGGAAGACGTGCCCAACGTTTCTCAAGATGTATTGGAATCTACTTTTACATCGTATCTTAAAAGTACCGATTTGGATGACGCGGGCTACCCTATTCGTGCTACCTCTCAGAAACTTCTTCACTATCTGAATTATGGTGCAATTGATTCTGCCGTATCGGGGTCAAGTATGACTTCGTGGTACACTTCTAACCCCACTGCATTTAAATCACGTAAGACTGACCAATTCCTTTCAGTTCTTCCGTTGTGTGCTTATCAAAAAATCTATTTCGATTTTTTTTCTAACTCTCAATGGGAGCGTCATCTTGCTTATGCTTATAACACCGATTACATGTTACAAGTACAAGCATTTGATACTAATCTGGACAAAGAAATGATTAAACTTCGCTATGCGAATTATAACAAGGATTACTTTATGGGTGTTCTTCCTAATTCGCAATATGGTGATGTGGCACTTTTGGGTTCTTCTGAAATTTCTCTGTTAAAATCTGACGGTTCTCCTAGTGGTCTACAACTTGCTTCAGGTCCTGCTTCGTCTAATAATGTAATTACTTCGGGTGAAATCAATTATGCAGGAAATGATAATCAGCGATGGTTAGGTTTAAGAAATACTACAGATCATACTGTTACTATTCCTGTTAATTCGAAATACGCAACTCAAATTAACTATCTTGCTGTTCGTGCTGCCGAATACCTCCAACGTTGGAAAGAAGTAGTTCAATTCTCTTCTAAGGATTATAATGACCAGATGAAAGCTCAGTTTGGTGTTCGCGGTGATGACTCAATGGGTAATCATGCTCATTATATTGGTGGTTTCGATGGAAACATAGATATCTCCGAAGTTGTGAATACAAACCTTGACACAGAGGGTTCTCAGGCAAGTATTGCAGGTAAAGGCGTTGGTTCAGGACGTTCTAGAAAAATCCGTTATACCGTAGGTGCTGAACACTGTATCATCATGTGTATTTATCACGCCGTTCCGCTTGTGGATTACAATATTGATGGTGCAGACCCTCAGTTGCAACGTATTGCTATTTCAGATTTCCCGCAGCCTGCGTTTGATTCGCTTGGTATGGAAAGTGTTCCTTTAACCGCTCTTACTGTTTCGGCTATTGCTCTGAATGACAACGAACTTTCCGATTATTTTATTGGATATTCATTGCGCTATCCTGATTTCAAAACACGAATCGACCGTGTTTCAGGAGCTTTTCAGACTACTCTTAAAAATTGGGTTGCCCCAATTAATTGGATGAATATTTTAACCGCTCAACGCGGTCAAGGTGCATTTAATTATCTATCATTCAAGGTTCGTCCCTCACAGTTAGACCCTATCTTTGACGTTCAGGCTAACGAAAAAGTGGATACAGACCAGTTACTATGCAATGCTCAGTTTAATATTAAGGTTGTCCGCAACCTTTCACGCGATGGATTACCTTATTAATGTAAAAGATTATGAACAAACGACCATTTGGTATTGTTCCCGAACAATTCGAGACATACAATAATATGACATCTGAAGTTCCTGACATGACTTCGGTTACTGATGAACCGCAACCTATGCGTCAGAAATCACCTTATGATCAAATCGCTTTCGAAGAAACCCCTTCAGGTGCGTTTCGCAAGTTTGATATGACCTACTTCTTACTCCATCAGGAGAAAACTCGTAGAAAATTAGGAGACCCACTATATCAGGAACTTCTAGCAAGCATGCACCCCACCAAGACTACTTTGCAGGATAGTCTTACAGACAACCAACGTTTTGACATGGTGATTTCTCGACATTGTCAAACTATGTCAGAGCGTCAAGCCGTCATGGATTGGTTGCGCGAAGAACATGCAGACCTTATGCAACAGTACGAACAGGCTGTTCAGGAATCTCAACAGCAACAAGTAGAAGCCTCTGCGCCCGCTTCTGCCTCTGCTGAGTAATGGGACTCGGTGCTTTTCTTGCGAAGCCTGCTGCGGGCACTCTAATTAATGGTGTCGCTTCTGTTGGCTCGTCATTTCTTGGCGGTCTGTTTGGCGCAAACGAAGCCAAGAAAAACCGAGATTTCCAATTGGAAATGTGGAATAGACAGAACGAGTACAACAAGCCCATTAATTGGCGCGCTCGAATGGAAGAAGCAGGATTCAACCCGTACAATGCACTTGACGGTGGTTCAGGTATCGGACAGTCTTCTAATCTTCCGCAAGGTTCGCAAGGTCCGACTGTCGAACCTGCTATAAACCTTGCTCAAGGCGCTTCGGATATCACTCAAGCATTTGCTAACCTCGCGAACGCCCGCAAGGCAATTTCAGGTGCGAGAGGTCAGGATATAACGAACGAGTGGCTACCTTATACGCTTGGCGGTAATGTTGATTATAAGAACCTTGCTATTGGTCTGTCAGGCTATTGGAACAAGTCACGAGGTTATCAAATGGCAGAGCTCGACCAAAGCAAGGAAAAACAGGAGTTTCTTAATCTGCAATATGCGCAGAAACTTATGCAGGCTCAGGAAACACTTACCAACTTGCAAGCTGAAGCTCAAGGTATTATGAATAAATACATAGACGCTGACAATCAGGCAAATCTAGCTATTAAGGCTCAGAACCTCGTAAACATGGTGAAGACAGGCGCGTTAACTGAAGCTCAAGCCGCACGCGAGGTTGCTCAAACTGTTGAAATCTATGCACGTGCAAAAGGTCAGGAAATAAGTAATGAAATTGCAGACAAGACCGCTGCTTCTATCATTTCCTCGACAATTGCAACAAATGCCTTATCGGCAAAGGAAGCCCGCACCGATATGTTGAATTTCAAACAACTGTATAAAAATAAGTACGAGCAAGACTATTACAAAACTCGTATCAGTGAAAAAGAGATGAAAAATTTTGACAGAAACGCCCGCATGAACCGCTTTTTCCAATTCAGTTCAGGCGTTGGCAATGCCGTAGGCGGTTACGGAATTCTCCGCGGAGGTTCGCGAAAGTCTTCCGCCCCTGACGGCTCATTTACTGCTCCGTCCCGATATGGTAGGCGTTACTACCATTCTACTGTGTCATATTGATGCTAACAATTATATAATCTCCGTTAGAGGTGTACCGCCCGCGAGGGTAGTACACCTCACTTTCTTACTTTCCTCTTACTACGAATCTATAATCATGATTCCCGCTTCGGCTCGATACATATACACAATCTTTCCCGATTTTTACAGATGTCCATCCTTTTCTCATGTATTCGTTTCTAATCATTTGTAAAACGTTTCTACACTGACGTTTTGTCCCTGTAATTTCCATATCTATTTCTATGGAATCCATAATCTTTACAATCTTATACATACTTATTCCTCCTTAGATTTTAAATTCGACATCACCCGATACATTCTCTGTTATGACGTAGATATATTCTACTCCCGCATCTATCGTAGGTAGAGCTATTAAGGTTCTATCCGTAACTATCAGTTTCCATCCGAGGTCTCTGTAGGCATCTTCTGCTGCTCTAAGGTATTTTTTGCAATCTCGGATTCTTCCCGAATGAATACATTCGTTCATACTCGGTTTCTCTGCTAACATTCTCCATACTTCGTAAGTTTTGTTCTTTCCCATGATTTGTAATGTTTTTGGTTATTATGGTGTTTATCTTTCTTTTTCCACCACAAATATAACCAAAATCTTACAATCATGCAAATCCCACCACAGATTTAACAAAACTTTAACAAATCGAAGTGTCGAACGTAGAATGTACTGCAGCCCAATAAATGTTTACACGACCTTCCTTTCTTCCTGTCCTGTCGGCGGTAGCCGATAAAAAAATGAGAGAAGGGGTCGGTTTTTGGTTCTTTTTGGCGAGTCAAAAAGAACATCCATCATGTGTGTTAATCAAGCGAAGCCCCTAGTTGTCTCCGTAAGGATTTGCCGTCCCTGCGCGGCAAACGGTTTTTCCTTGTCTATGTACGGACAACTCACACATAAGAATAATCATC